TTTTCTTTCATGCACTCGAAAGCGTCGTCGTGATTGTACTTTGCTGATTTTCCATTCTTGAATGTTACTTCAATAATAGTGTTTGTGTTGATAAGAGATTTTCTAACTAAGAATCTTTTTGATTGTAAAGTTTTCATAATGTAAAGTATTTAAGTTATTATTATTAAGTTGTTACATATACATTATCCATTATTACTCGTAATTAGTTTGTAAAAATAGTAAAAAAAAGTTAAAAAGATCGTCTGTAAGTGGCTGAAAATCAAGTATATATATACAAAAAACTTAAAAAACAAGGGGGGCCCATAAATTAAAAATGTAAAAGGTAAAACGCTGAAAACCAGGAAGTTAGGGGGTAACGCTGTACTTCCCTATATCTAACAAGTTTCAAAAACAGTGACATAAGCCTGTTAAGGTTATATAGTAAGGGGCTATTGTCACACTTTTAGTATTGTTAAACCGTAGTTGCAGGAACAAGTAAATAACCGCTTTTTTGTGTAAGTATATAATGTATAACACTAACATTAATACTATGCCTCAAAAACTATCACCAAAAGCTGCAGCAGCTAAAAAGAGACGCGATCTAGCAGCGGCTAACTCAGCGGACAGGAAAGCTAAAAGAGCTGACAGTCAAAAGAAGCGTAGAGAAGCTACAAAGAAATACGGTGCAAACTGGTTAAAAGGCAAGGACTACGATCACAACACCGGAAGATTCACATCGGCATCTCACAATAGAGGCGGGACGCAGTGTAAGAGTAAAAAAGACGGTACTAAAGCTGAGAAAAAACAATCAAGAAAATAAGACATGGCAGATATATCAACATACAGAGTAGTCACACCAAAAGCTAGTGACATAGTACTAGGTACACAAACCTACAAAGCTACAGATCCTAATCCTATCTTAGGTAACCCAACAGTTAACTTTACGGTCTCGTCATTGTTGAGCTCGGGTATATCTAGTTATATAAACGGTACAGTTAATACTATACCAATGTTCACCAGTACAAACGCTATAGGTGATTCTATAATAACTCAAAACGCTAGTAAAATAGGTATCGATGTTACAGTACCTAGTTATAAGCTATCTGTACAAGGAGATATTTCATTAGTTGGCGGTGGAGAAAACTACGGTATACTATCACCAATTAGTCAGGGTATGCAAATCGCCGTAGGAGACGGAGCGAGCGTATCAACACCTCTAGCTACTTTCGACGGGGCAAACCAAAGAGTAGGTATTGGAACTAATACACCAACACAAAAATTACATGTTGATGGTGCGGCTAGAGTAACAGGTGGATATTACGATTCTAGTAATTCACAGGGAACTTCTGGTCAAGTATTATCTTCCACTGGTACTGGAACTGGTTGGATAGATGGTTCAGCAATACCAGGTGTTTTATCTGGTTCTGGAACCGTTAATCGCGTACCTCGATTTACAGATTCAGATACTTTAGCTAATGGATCTATTTTAGATAATGGTACAAACGTTTATATAAGCCCCACATCTAGTTCCGCCGGCTCTAATGTTTTAACAGTTAGCTCACAGCTAGGTGTTGCAACTTACGATGGTATATTTATAAAAGACCCCTTTGCTGGTACAAGCCGTTTTGTTAGCTCTAAAAACCCAATATTGTCACTAGGTACTTCTACAGATAACGGATCTTTAGCCACTATTTTTATGGGAAAAAGCGCTACAGCTGATGGGCAAGATGCTAAGATAGAGTATAACACCACACTTAACAACTTAAGTGTTTTCTTCAAAGGGCAAGGAACGTATAGAAAGCACCTTCAATTCGGTAACATTAGCTCTACCATTCCTAGATCAGTATTCTTTGGAAATGTTGGTATGGGAACAACTTCACCTGAATCAGCACTAGATGTAACTGGAGCTGTAAAAGTAAGAGGTCAGATTGAGGTACTTGCTGGGAATAATAAAGTTTTACAACTTTTCTCTTCAGGAGGAACTGCATCTTACATAAACACTGGAACTTCTGGCGGAACTATTCAATTTGGAGCACCTGCAACAAACGTTACTAATATTAATGTTCAGGGTACATCATCTGCTGAAGAATTAGAAAGCACAGTATCTGCTAACGGTTTAATACTTAAATCACCAGACGGTACTAGATACAGAGTTACAGTAGCAAACGGAGGGACGTTGAGCGTTTCCGCAGTATAAATTAAATAAAACATCGATAAATGCCAATAATTAGTTCTTATCCATATGATATAACGATTCAAGACAACGATGCTTGGATAGGTACTGACTCTACTAATAGGCAAACCAAACAGTATACTGCTAAAGCTGTAGCTAATTACTTAAACACAAATGGTAAGGTTTCAGTGGGTGGTCAAATGGTATATAAATTTTCTACTATACCATTAAATGAGTTTGGAACCTTTGCTTTGCCTTCTGGAGGAGGTAGCGGAACAGGTTTTTCTGCAATATCTACATTAAAAATATCAATAACAGAAAAATCGGGGCAAAATGTTGTACCCTGGTTAGAGTATTTAGTAAGTGATCAGATATTAATCAGCTCTCAGGAAGAAGTTAGCTCATTTGGGCACTATACGGTTTTATCTTATTCAGTAGATCCAAACAATAGCTCTTTTTATACCTTAGATTTGGGTTACATAGGAGGCAATGGAAGCATAACAGCTAACCAATACTACGATATAGTGAATTTCGCTTTATCTAGCGATTCTTCTGATAAAACATTTGTATATAACCAGGGCACGCCTTCAGCTGTTTGGACCATACAACATAACTTAGGTAAATTTCCTTCAGTAACAGCTGTAAACTCAAGCAATATACAGGGTTTCGGAGAAGTACAATACATAGACTCAAACAATTTAACAATAACTTTCTCAGCAGGCTTCTCAGGTAAGGCCTACCTGAATTAAACTAAAAAAACAAAAAAAATGGCAATTAATTTTTTAAATAGTATTGATCTTAACCAATTAGAGTTACTCAATGCGGCAATTGAAAACCAAGCTACAGATGCTCTCGCTGGTACCGGTGTAGATGGTCAACTGTATTACAACACAACTGACGACGACTTAAAAGTGTGGACTGGCTCAGCGTGGTCTACGATCGTAACAACTGGATCTGGAGATGCAGTAGAATCTATAACAGCAGGTAATGGTATCTTTGTTACAGGTACACCTTCTGTTCCTATTGTAAGCGTTGCGTACTTAGAAAGTGCAAATGGTGCTTTAGATAATATTATACAAAAAGCTCCAACAAATGGAACCTTAAGCTCTACCAATGAGATATTAGTAAACAAAGCACTAACTGGAACATTCAACGCGGCTAAGGTAGCTTTAAACACTATACCTATCAATTTCTTTGCAACCGCAATTGGTGATATAGATTTAGGTGGTTTTAAAGCATCTAACCTCGCTGATCCAACAGGTACTCAGGATGCCGCAACTAAAGCATATGTTGATGCTGCTACCGTTGGTGGTCTTATTTATCAAGGTGGTTACAATGCAAGTACTAACAGCCCAGCATTAGATACAGCAGTAGCTATATCAGGTATCGGTAGTGGTTCAGGACCTTTTACAGGAACAGTAGCTACAACAGGTGGTTCTGGTACTGGAATGACTGTTTACGTAGAAACAAACCCTTTTGGTGGCTTAATAACAGCTAGAGTAGTTAATGGTGGTAGCGGTTATGCTGCTGGTGATTCTGTTACACCTGTTATATCTGGACACACTGGCCAACTCTTAAGCGTTAGTTCTGTACCCATCGCTAATATTGCAGTAGGTTGGACTTACACAGTAACAACTGGTGGTTACTTTTATAACGAATTAGTAGGACCAGGTGACGTAATTATAGCTGAGGTTAATGCTCCTACAGAGCAAGACGCTTGGACAAAAGTTCAAAACAATATTGATCTAGCAACTGAAACCCAAGTAGGTATTGGTAATGTATTTGCTGGTACTAGCGCAACTATAACTGCTCCATACCTAAACGGTACAGCTACATTAGATGTTGTAGATTCTAGCGGTTCTCAAAAAGGTGCGGTAATTGTTGCTGGTGGAGATGGAATTGGCGTTGCTTATTCAAGCGGTACGGCTACTGTTAGCTTGGATAAAATATCATTCACCAACACTGGACCTGCAACAGATTCAACAAGTTACACGATACCTGGTACTACGCACTTTTTAGGAAACAACTCATCTATTATAATGGTTCAATTAGTAGAAGTTGCAACAGGTGAGACAGTGTACGCTGACGTAACTAGAGGAACTAGTGGGTTAATAACCATAACATTTGCTGAAACTCAAACAGCTAATTCTTACAGAGCTTTACTACAGAAGATAGTATAATTAAATCTAAATAAAATTAAATGGCGATAAAATTTTTAAATACAGTCGCAGTAGACACTAACGTCTTATTCGTAGATACAACCAACAACCGAGTGGGTATAAACACAGCATCTCCTACTAGAGCATTACAAGTAGGAGATGGCTCTACGGATGAAAGCATAGGCGTTTACCACAGTGATGGATCGTATATGCGTTTACATGGTTATGGTGTATACATGTCTAGAACATCATCTTATATTAGACCTGTAACTACAAACGCTCAAAGTTTATACGTGGGTCACAGTAGTCATGTATGGAATGCTATTTCTAACAACGCAACTACACATTATTTTCGAAAAGGTACTGATGAGCACATGCGTATTACCTCAACCGGTAACGTAGGTATCGGGACCACTAGTCCTGGCAGTAAACTACATATAGCGAGCGCTATGGGTACTGCAGGTCAATTTGACGGTGCTCAATTAAGACTTGACACGACTAACACTGTAGATACCACAGGGTTTCAAGGAATGAGATTTCAAACAAGTACAGCTCCTAATTATGGTTGGACTATGGGTGTTAATAGAAGCTCTGCTGGTAGAGGCTCTTTTAGATTTTACGAACACAACAATAGCGCTACAGGTACTGAAAGATTTACCATATTACAAGACGGTAACGTAGGTATCGGAACGGTTAGCCCTAGTGAAAAGTTACACGTTGTTGGTTACGCAAAAGCTGACACAGGTTTTAAAGCAGGTAATTACACTATACTTAACGAGTCTGGTAACGAAACATCATTAAGTAACACCGCTTACTACCCTATGTTCTTTAAAACGAACAACTCTACTAGAATGACTATTTCTAATGCGGGTAACGTTGGTATTGGAACGACTAGTCCTTTAGTTGAACTAGAGGTAGATGGTAGTATAATGGCCTCTGGTTCTTCTGGAGGTGCTTTGAGACTAAACGCTAATAGCGCGAGCAGTAGTGGAGTTCGAAACTCTATAGTTTCTACCACTCAAAATGGCTTGACACCGCCTCAAGGTGAGCTAAAATGGGAGGCGGGACAGTATGGAGGTGCTTCTGTGTGGACCACTAGGCTACATAATGCTCCCTATACTACGTCTTACATTAACTTACCTCACAGTTCAACTGGGGGTAATTTTGTTGTTAACATAGAATCCGTAAATAGGCTTACTATAGACAGAGCTAACGGCAATGTAAGTATTGGTAGTTTAAACACCGGTGCTTTACACACTAATTACTCTGGGGCTAGTTTTAATACCAATTTAGGTTTTGAAAACTTTAACAACGGGTTCGCTGCTTTAGCAACAGGTCAATTAACTTTAGCTGACGCAAATTTATCAACCTCTATGGGTTACCAGTGTAAAGCCCTTGGTATAGCTTCTCTAGCTGGCGGTAACACAAATGGTTCAACCTTAACTGAAGCCGCTGGTGAAGCGAGTTTAGCTTTTGGTAACGGAGTGAAAACAAGTTCTAATGCTAATTATTCTCAAGCTTTTGGTAGGGGAACCGTTACGGGAGGTGGAGCTACAAACGCTAACCAAGCTATGGCTATAGGTTATCAAACCACTGCCTGGGCTGACAATTCTTTTGCTGGTGGAAACGATTCAAACGCTTTTGGTGAAGAGTCTTTTGCTTTCGGCACGGGTTCAACAGCTAGTAAAGGCGACGCTAATATAGCTTTAGGTTTAGGTATTACCACTAACACTAGCGCCACAGCAGCTATTGGAGCTGGGCAGGTTGCTGTAGGTAAGTACAACAATTTTAGTAGTGGTATTGCTCATAATTTTGCTGTAGGTACAGGGTTTAGCGATACGATTAGGATAACCGGGTTCTGCGTCACAGACGTTGGGTACACTGGTATAGGTACAACTGACCCTGGATCCAAGTTGGACATGTTTTCAGCTACAAACCCAATGGTATCTAGTTTATTAAGATTAAGAACAACCTTCAACGGTACTAATCCTGAAAAGGTTGCTGGTTTTTATGTAAACACAAACACAGAAAGAGGTTTTATAGCGGTTAATCAGTACGCTGTTACCTATAGTACGTCTTCAGATTATAGATTAAAAGAAAACATAGTACCAATATCTAATGGTATAGAAAGACTTAAAGAGCTAAAACCTTGTAGATTTAACTTTATAGAAGGAGATCCTAACTATGTAGTAGATGGCTTTATAGCTCATGAAGCTGCTGAAGTTGTACCTGAAGCTGTAACTGGTGAAAAAGATGCTGTAGATGAAGATAATAACCCTTCGTATCAAGGTATAGATCAAAGTAAAGTAGTACCCTTGTTGACAGCGGCGCTACAAGAAGCAATAAGTAAAATAGAACAATTAGAAATAAGAATACAAACATTAGAAAATAATTAAGAAAATGGCAATTACTTACAAATGGAACATCCCAGCAATGAACGCTTTTATTCAAGCGGAAGGTGAAGAGAACGTGATTCACACTGTTCATTACAAATACACGGGTTCTAAAGATGTTAACGGTGAAACGTACTCTTCTACAAATATTGGTACTCAAAGCTACACTTACGAAGCTGGAACTCCTTTTACACCATACGAAAACAGTGAAGCTTTTGAAGCTGTTGTTATTGGATGGTTAGAAGACTCTTTAGACATGGAAGAAATTAAAGCTACTATAGCAGCGGACATAGAGTCTAAAATTACGCCTGTAATCGAGAACTTGTATTTTACTTGGCAAAACACACCAAGCGTGTAAAAAAGAGTAATTTCAAGTGATGATATAAATATATCAAATCAAATTAAATCAAATTAAATTATGTCAGACAAAATTGTCAAAAACCTCAACTTTGGGGAAGACGCCAAGACAACGGTGTTTAAAGGGATAAAAAAGCTAACAAAAGCTGTTAGCTCTACTTTAGGAGCTAGTGGTAAGTGCGTGATTTTAGAAGATGGTAGTGGTAGACCAGTTATCACCAAAGACGGTGTAACGGTGGCTGACTCAATAGTATTACTAGATCCTGTAGAAAACATGGGAGCAACTCTTCTAAAAGAAGCGGCTAGAAAAACAGTTAAGGAAGCTGGTGACGGAACAACTACAGCTACTGTACTTGCTCATTCAATACTAAAGCAAGCTTACAAGTTAGATAAAGATTATAACAGCAGGGATTTAAAAAACGGTATTAACAATGCTGTTGAAAAAGTAGTCAAGTACTTAGAGAAAAACTCTATCCAAGTAACAGGTGATATGATTGACTCTGTGGCTACTATATCAACAAACAACGATCCAGTTTTAGGTAAAGTTATTGGAGATGCTTTTAGATCAGTAGGGGAAACCGGAGTAGTTATGATGGAACCAACTAATGAATCTGAAACTTACGTTGACGTTGTTGATGGTGTTCAATACGATAAAGGGTTAACAAATTCTAACTTTGTAACTAACAAATCAACAAAAGAAGCTGTGCTTGATAATCCTTTAGTGCTACTAGTGGATTCACCTATTGAAAGTATTAGACAAATACAGTCAGTTCTTGAATATGTTATTAAAAATACAAAGTCACTACTTATTGTTGCTGATATAGATCAACCGGTTTTATCAGCTTTAGCTATGAACAAAGTAAAGGGTAATATAAAAGTAAACGTTATTAATGCGCCTACTTTTGGTATTAACAAAAAAGATACACTAACAGATTTATCTATGTTAACTGGAGCGACTGTTATCAACGAAGATCTTGGAGACGACTTAGATCTTATATCAGTAGACAAGCTAGGAGAATGTGTTAAAAGTGTGACTGGTGAACAAGATACTATTATACAAATAAAAGAAACACCAGAGGAAGTAAATGAGCTTATTTGCAAAATTAAAGAACAGCTTGAGACTGAAAAATCTCCTGCAAATGTTATACGACTTGAAACTAGACTTGCACGTTTGTCTGCTAAGGTTGCAGTTGTTAAGGTTGGAGCGAATTCAGACATTGAACTTAAAGAAAAAACAGACAGAGTCGAAGACGCTATCTGTGCTACAAAAGCCGCAATCAAAGAAGGTATAATTCCAGGAGGAGGTATTGCTTTGCTCAACGCGTCTACATATACAAAAGCTAAAAGCAAAGGTGAAGAAGTTTTACTAAAAGCTATAAAAGCTCCTTACGAAACTATTCTTTCCAATGCTGGTTTAGAATTAGTTTATCCTGACAAGAAAAATAGAGGGCTAAATGTGGTTACAGGAAAAGACGTAAATATGGTACGAGCTGGTATTATCGATCCATTACTGGTTACTAAGAGTGCTTTAAAGAACGCGGCTTCAGTAGCTACAACCATACTATCAACCGATTGTGTAATCAATAACTTAAGAGTAGGAGATGAAAGCAATAGGTAGAAATTTAATTATAAAGAAAACAAAAGAAGGGACCACTAAAACTAAAGGTGGTCTACTTCTTGCTGAGTCACACAGAGAAGATATAAGGTATATAAAAGCTAGTGTAATTTCTATTGGAAGTGACGTGGTTGGCGTAAAAGAAAATGATGACATATTCTTTGATAGACACGCCGGTCACAAAATAGAAATAGGTAAAGAATCTTATCACGTTATTAAGCTAGAAGATATAGTTGTTGTTTTATGAAAAGGCTAGACGCAAGGGATGTCAAAGACATTGGCTTGTTGAAACATTACCGTATAATACGCAAATGGGCTTGTAAAAACAACAATCTTAATGACGCTGATTTAGAGCTTTTAATATATCTTGACTGTATGGAGCATTTTTCTAAACAAGACTTCAAAACAGGTTCTTATTCATACAGTTGGGATAATAGACGCTGGAACAAGCTGTTAAAAGCTGGTTGGATAAAAGTTTGGAGAAAAAGAAATAGAACGACTCAAACATACAATATATATCAAGTTTCTTTTCAATGCAAGCAGTTAATAAATAGAATTTATAAAATAATGCTCGGGGAAGAAGATATACCAACTAGTTCAAGAAGAAATAAAATAATAAGCGGTAATAGTTATACAGACAAAGTTTTAACTACAGCCATATATAATGTTAATAACGATAAAGAAAGATAACTATGCCTACTTACAAACAAGACTTAAAAGCTACAACAGGCAATGCACCTACAAAGTATATTGACCCGTTAACTGGACAAGAAATTCCAGACCAACAACTAACATACACTACACCTACACCTGGAAACCAGATGGGTGTTGCTAAACCACTGTTCAACGGTTCTGCTGTCAATGCTAGCAATCAAATGTTTGGAAGTGTTAATGAAAGACAAATGTCACTGCAAAACCAGTCTGGGGTTATTCAATCTCCTATGTATTTCAAGGACCAAACAGGTGATGGTAAGATAACTAGAGCAGATGTTATCAAAGCTAGAGTAGAAGGATATAAAAAATAAAAATAAAAAATCATGGCAAAAAAAGTAACAAAAGCTGATGCTAACGCCGGAGGCGTAGTTGGTGAAAACACTATATGGGACGGACCTCTAAGTCAAGTTGGTAGACCACATGGTAAAGGATCTAGTAGTGGATCAAAAGGTATGAAACTAAAACTAGCTGACTGTGGTTGTGATTCTCTAAAAGGACCAATCACTCAAAGAGCTAAGGGATAGTATGTTTTCAATGGGAGATATAAAACTGTATATGTTAAATGTAAGTGCGTTTGCTGTATCAATGTCTAGTATAGACGTAGTACTTAAACTGACCCTTTTAGCTGTTTCTATCGGTTACACCGTTCAGAAATGGTACAACTTAAATAAAAAATAAAATGGCAAAGTTAGATAAATCTAAAATGGCTTGTAATAAGCCAAAGAAAACACCAAGCCACGCAACTAAGTCTCATGTAGTAAAAGCTTGTTCTGGTGGTAAGGAAAAAATAATTAGATTTGGACAGCAAGGTGTTACTACCGCCGGTAAGCCCAAGAAAGGTGAGTCAGACAAGCAAAAAGCAAGACGTGCTAGTTTTAAAGCTAGACACGCTAAAAATATTAAGAAAGGTAAAATGTCCGCTGCCTACTGGGCTGACAAAGTAAAATGGTAAAATAAAAAGTTATGAATAAGGGTAAAAAATACGATTACAAAGAAGCTTATAATAAAGACTTAACAGCTAAAGCTAGACTACACTATCTAGAAAACGCTAGACACGATCAAGATTCTCCAGCAAAAATGGAATCAGCTAAAATGAAGAAAAAAGATCTATTGAAATACAACCCTGTTGTAGATAAGTCTTCTGGATCTTTTATGTCTAAGCATAGTCAATCAGGTTTCGCATCTCCACTAAAAAAGAAAGGCTGTAAAAAGAAATACTAATATGGCTTTTAAACTTAAACCACCGTTTAGTTGTGACAACACTCCAGTGTACAAAGTAGATACAGAGGAAGGTGTTTTAGGTATGGCTAATAAAAATGGTACCATACTTGTAAACAAGTACCTTAGCCCAGCAAAATCAAAAGAAGTTATCAAGCATGAAATGGTACACGTGGATCAAATTAAACGTGGAGATTTAGACTATGATGACAACAACGTGTATTGGAAAGGTAAAAAGTATTCTAGAAAATCAATGAACGAAGGTGCTAAGAATCTGCCTTGGGAAAAAGAAGCGTACTCTAAAAGCTAAAAAATAAAAAATATGAGTTATAAACAAAAGTTTGGGATAAGTCCTTTTAAGAAAGCAGATCCAAATCCACCAAAGGGATCAAAAAAAGAATACACAGATGTAACTGTACAGGGAGGTGACGACGAGACGTACTCTATTAGAGTGACTAAAAATAGTCCATATTCAAAGCTAGCTAAAAAAATGGGGTCTATTCCTAAATCACTTAGAAGCGTGGCTTTTACTTCTAAAACAGATCCCGCTGCTTCTGGTATATCTAAAGAAGAAAGTAAAAAAAGAGAGAACGCGTATCGCAAAAGTATAGGTAGATAAGTTATGAAAAAAATATTAAGTTTTTTAAGTGGCGGCTTGATAAAAGACGTGGGTAGCGTTATAGACAAGTTAACAACTACAGATGAAGAAAGACTAGCCGCTAAGCACAAAATACAAGAGCTTTTAGAACAAGCTGATAAAGACGCTCAGAGTCAAATAACAGATAGGTGGAAAATGGATATGCAGTCTGACTCGTTCTTGTCTAAGAATATTAGACCACTAGTAATGGTTTATTTAACAGCTGTTTTTACTATACTAGCATTTGCAGATGGCAACATAGGTGGTTTTAAAATAGGTTCTGCATATATACCAGTTTTTCAAACACTACTAATGACTACTTACGGTGCTTACTTTGTAGGTAGAACATGGGAAAAGAATAAAAAATCAAGTGATAATAAAGATAAGTAAATAAAATTAATTAAATTAAATTAAATCAAAATGTCAAAAATTAAAAAAGAACAATTAAAAACTATTCAAGAGCAGCAGAGTAAACTACAAGGTATTTTAAC